TCCTGCCGCAATCGTGCGGTATATTCCACCCGGCGAGTGTCCAGATCGAAACAGAATTGTATTTGATGATTCTGGTTCTATGGGCTACTACATAGAAGATGCAAAGCGTGGAGTAGTAGAGTATCTGCGTAACTGCATTCCAAACCAAACTGCTGTGGCCGTGCATTTTATGAATACGAAGTCTTGGAGCACAAACTTGAGGAGTAATCTTCTTGAGCTTGCTGCGGATATTCAGGAAATGAATATTCATAGCGGCGGCACACCGTTCTTTAATACCTGCAAACAAGCGCTCGAAGCTAAGCCCACACTTACTCGGCTCATAGCATTTACAGATGGTGCGCCGACGGATGTATTAAAGCCTGAAGATGGCGAAAGTGCCCCACTGAGCATGTATTCCAGTAGAGATAACTGGACCTCTAGTGCCGACATCATCATTAAGATTGCCAAAGCTACAGGTAATGGCATTCCTATTGACACTGTATACTTCGGCACAGGTCCAGACTACAACAAGCAAGAGATGAATCTTCTACGCTATCTCTCTGCTCAAACTGGCGGCTATTTCCTGCACTTCGACCCTGCGAAGGTAAACTTTGCACAAGCCTTCAAATATCTCGCGCCGGTAAATCGCTTAATGCTTGCATCAGCATCTTTTCGAGCTGATGTAGAAAGTGGGGTACAGAAATGACACGCAAAACGCACACTCCAACTAAAGGTCTCAAGCCTCTACGAGAGATAGCGGAAGAACTCGGTATCTCTCTTCGTACCGTTGGCAAAGACTATCGTCATGCAATAAATAAGCTACGTCATGTTCCTGGAGCATTTGAGCTTATTCTCCATGCTATTCATGCTGTAGAAGCTCAAGAACATGATTCTTTGCATTGTGCCTCTGTGGAGTGTAACAAGGAGTTTCTTGCTCTCTTCGCAGATAAAAAAGATATGCGTGGAAGAAAGAAGGAGAGGCCCCCAAAAGTGAGCAAAGAAAAACCAGGAGTTCGTAATTATCGCATCAGCACAACTTGTGGCCTGTCTGGTTATTTTGCTGTTATGTTAGCAGACTATGAAGACATGGATTGGAACACTGATATAGTAAATACTGGCATTGGACGTTATTCGTGCCGTGAAAATGCTATACGTGAGGCTATGTCTTGGGCAGATGAAGAGGATATTCCTTATGTTACCTAGCGAAGCAGCACAAAAACAAGCTGATATTCTAGCACAATACAGCCCACTCGTTCAGCGTCAAGTACCGATTCTGACTCGAAAGCTGTTTGTGCTAGGTTTTGGCGCATTCTTCACACGTATGGTAGAAGGTCCGGTAGTTCGTACCTTCTACTTCAAACCCATCGGAGAACCTAAGTTCTCTAGCATCCTAAACAAAGAAGAAGAATTTGCTGGCAGTCTTGCTGTAGAATCTGTTCGTGTCGAGCGGTTTCTTGGTGAGGTTGCTATTTCTGTTCCACGGGCAGATCGTCAAACGATTCATTTTGACTCCTGTCTTCACAGCATGATGACCTCACCACTCACACGTGGAATGGCACTGCCACTCTTAATGGGTCAATCCACAGTAGGAGAGTACCTCTATGCCGACTTGGCAGATCAACCTCACTTACTCATTGCAGGTTCGACAAACAGCGGTAAATCTGTTTTCACGGCCCAGCTTATTTGTTCGCTGTCTTTGTTTCGTAGCACAGATGAGCTTGAATTTATTCTTGTGGACACAAAGAACCTTGACCTCGTATTATTCAGATCACTTGGTCATGTCAAGTATGTACTCAACAACATCACAGATCTGCGTGCGGCCTTATCGCAGTTACTTGAAGAAGTTCGGCTCAGAAACACACAAATGAGTGGACTTTGCAGAAACATCAGAGAATGGAACAGTCTCGAAGATACACCGATGAAGTACAAGATTCTTATTGTCGATGAGCTAGCGGATGTGTTAGACCAAGATAATGCGTATCTTGCACAAATGGACAAGAAACTTCGTCCACCGTCGATACACTCTCTGTTGAAAACCATAGCACAAATCAGCCGTGCGGCGGGAGTGCATTTGATTCTCGCCACTCAACGTCCATCAGTTAAGATAATTTCCGGTGACATTAAAGCAAACTTTCCAGCACGTGTATGCTTTAAGCTCCCTAGCGGTTTTGATTCTCGTGTTGTCCTAGATGAGAATGGCGCAGAGAATCTCCTCGGCATGGGAGATTATCTGTATAAGATAGCAGGTTCCGATACCGTCAAGCGAGCGCATGGCGCGTTCGTATCTATGAATGACATTGCAACCATCATCGAACAAAATGAGATGATAAGGAGACAGTATGCCACAATTCAAAGCTGAAGCAGAGCGTCTGATGGAGCAGCAGCACTACGGAGGAGATTACATCTCTTCTCAAGATGCAGGTCTAGCTGATCCTGATGAAGAATTTCTCGAATGTCCTTTTTGTGGTCAACTAACACTCACTGAAGATAACAAGTGTTATTCTTGTGGTTGGAGGGTTGAATGAAATACTACTACGATCGTTACTGGGGCCAGTTTTTCAAACGCTCCATCGAAGCAGGCACTGGACCTGCTACGCTTGACAACTCTGTGAAACCGACAGATTTAGAACTCATTGGCTTTGGTTACAGCGGCAATATGGGTCTGCTTAACGATATCCACTCACAGAACATTGCTGACCAAGGTCCGCTCCCGGCAGGAACGTACACATTCTCAGGTCCGTTCAATGATCCTAAGCGCGGTCCACAGTGTTGGCGGCTCGAACCCGCGCCCACAAATCGTATGTTCGGTCGGTGCGCGTTTATGAACCACGGCGACACAGCAACAATGGCTCACAATGCCTCAGACGGTTGTATCATCAGTCCACACTGGGTAAGAAGTTTGTGGACTGATGGTGATACGTTGGAGGTGCTATAAGTACGCTCACACTAGCTCACTCGGCAGACCCGCCTCGACCTAGGGCGGGTCTTCCATTTTCGGGATTCGGGGCTAAGTCGTTGAAAATAAAGGTGTGTACGGCCTTTTTTCGCCTCTTGACAGCGTGTATACAGGCGCGTATGATGAAAGACATGGCTACCCGAACCGCTTCCACCACTGTGACGGCTGTGCGAATATTTGTAGCACAAGCCAACGCGATCAAAATAGATTATCCGCAGCTCAGTCCAAGCGCATTAGTTAGAGTTTTGTTGCACTTATTCTTAACTAAAAAGATACCAGAAGCATACCCTCTAGCTCTGGAGGAAATGGTTAGGGCTAAAGAAGCTCTGAAGAGCAATGTCACAAAGCGAGTTTTGACACAAGAGTAAGTGTAAAAGGAGAATACCGTGCCAGAAGAGGTAGATGTAGTTTTGACTGAGCTTAATTCCAGTACAGAGGATGACTTTGGACTAGACGAGCCAGAGGAACCTGACTTTGTACCCACTAATGAGCCAGAAGAAATATCCGCAGAAGAAGCCGTGCAAACGGATATTCCTCTCGCTGCTCAAGAAGTTGAAGAGTCTCACATAACCGCAACAGTGTGTGATGTGTGTCTGGAACTCAATCTTATACATCCAACGTCGGTGACTCACTGTGCGCGTTGTGGTCAAGCATTTTGTTTTCATTTTGCTTCAACCGTGGATGCACAGTATTGTGTGAATTGTCTAAGTGACATTTCAATCTCGAAGAGTGTGATTACCAAAACCTACGAACATAAGAACGAGGAGACAGGCGAGATCACATTCTATCGGCGTAAGGCTAGAGAGATTAAAATCGACGGACTCGATTGGCTTTTCGCACAGCGGAAGATCGTAGATCTATCTGATCTTGAGCTTGATCTAAGTATTGAATATCATCGGAATATACTGTCCTTGCTGATAACCGAACAAGAACAGCGACGTGCGGCAAAAATGCATAGGTATGCAGGAGTTAAGGTACATTTTCCTACTGCGTCGCCGACTGTATCCACAAGCACAACTACAACAGTTAAGAAGACACGCACAGTGTCTAAGACCAAGGCGCAAGAACAACTAGCGGCGCTGCTCAAGAATATGGCCGCTAAAGGAATGACAATGGATAAAATAGCAGCGATGCTGAAAAAGGCGTAATTTTATGCATCAGTTTCAGAAAATGAAAATCGCTCAGCTTTTAGCTTGGGCTATTCAGCTAGTTACAAGACTGCAAACCAATGGACCTTTTGTAACATCTGGTCTAGCGGACAATTTTTGTAACGAGGCTGAAAAACTAATTCAAGAATTGGAGAAGTAAATGAAACCCTCCGGTCAGTTGATTGAGTTTCTAAATCGTACATCGCTTCCGTGGATACGCTACGATGAACAGAAGCAGAAGCTCATTGTAGTTGTAGACAACCATCTTCTATCAACCTACCGAAACTGTCCACAGCATTTCTTTTATGCCAATGTCGAAGGTTATCAGAAAAAATCCGGCATCAAAGAAGGTGAGCGCGAACGTGCATGGTTTCTCGATTTCGGTATCATCTTACACAAAATGCTCGAAATATACTACCTTCGATTCAAAGAGCCTAGTTTCGATGTTACTGAGTGGGCTACTGAACGTGCTGTGGCCGAGTGGCAGGAAATGAATATGGACGTACACTCGGAGCATAAGGAGTATAAGACTGTAGGAGGCGTGCTAGGATTTTCACGACTCTTGATGCAGTATGCTATGGTGATGACGCCACTGAATGAGAAGCTCCGGGTACTTGGAACAGAAGTTTCTTTTGGTAGAAACTACGAAGTACCACTGTTTGTAAGCGAGGATATTGAGATTTATCTCGCTGGTCGTATGGATTTAATTGTGGACGATGGCTACTTCATCTGTCCAATGGACCACAAAACAATGGGTTCTTTTCGCGGCGATCCTGGGTTACAGTTTGAAACTGAGGAAGGTCCGACAGGGTACATTTACGCATTGTCAAAGATTCTTCCACAGTTTGTACCAGAAGATCAGCTTCTAAAGCGTGACTGCTCAAAGATTCTGATGAACTTGGTTCAAAAGAAACCCACAGACACACCACAAGAACGGTTCAAGCGTGTGCAGATTAGAAAGAGTACACAGCAACTTTTAGATTACCAGTCTCGTATGATTCACACAGTAGAGCATCTTGTCGCAGACTTTAAGACTTGGATAAATGGTGGTTGTGTTCCACGCAACACAACCGCTTGTACAAACTGGCATATGCAAGTGTGCGCCTACAGAGACGTATGCCGCCAAGCATCAAGAGATGCCGAGCTTTCTACTCTTTCAAACGGCTTCCTCAAGTTACCCGTGTGGAACACTGAGGAAGTTAAACCAGCAACACTTTAACAGCAGGAGAAGGAGCTGTAAATGCCAACAACGACAAAAACTTACACGCCACTTGCAGGGTTGACAGGAGTTCAAATCAGCAAGTGTACACACATGCTTGAAAACCACATGCGGTGCTGGAGAGCGGGAGATTTTATTGTCACCGCTGTAACTAGCTATCCCGCAGACGGTGATACACCAGCACATGCTGAAACAATTACCTATCTGAAGTGTCGTGGTCATGCACGAATGGAGAAGGATTCTGATGACAAAGCGGCCGCAGATGAGGCTAGACTTGTTGCAGATGAGGCAACCGTAGCAGCAGAGACGCCAGCTATTGCACCTACAACCACAACTACAACAAAGAAGTAGCTACCAAAGGAGCAGGAAATGCTAAAAGAAGGAGCGGTCAATAACAAAAAGAGATTAAAATACTGTGCTGAGACTAGTCAATGGATTAGCTTTAGCCAGTGGAAGAAACATAAAACTGCACTAGCTCAAATTTCAAAAACAAGACAGAGTCAAGATGCTTGCAGTGTCGAGACATCTTGTTGGAATCCTCTGCAAGAGAGGGTTATTATGCAAGAAGCGGAGATTAGCTCACTGAGAAATCAACTGAACAAAGCAAAATTTACTCTGAACGGCTACAGGGAAACTTTAGGAGCGACGGGTAGGTTACTTGCTGCGCTTGTTGATGTTTCAGAACTTAACTAGTTTTCAAAGGAGCAGGAACTCTAATGGCAACTTCACCAAATCCTTTCACAAACATGGCAGGTGTGCGCTCTGAGGATATTCATGCCGCAGAGCGCCTCAAAATCGCTATTTTGGGAAAGCCAAAAACTGGAAAGAGTTGGCTTGCTGCTACAGCGCCAGGACCGATCAGATATTATGACTTCGATGATCGTGCTGAGTCGCTGGAAGGAAAGCCGAATCTGTACATTCTTTCTAAACCAACCATGCTCCAGGTAGAGACAGATCTTTCAGTAATGAAAGCAAACAAAGCTAAAGGTTTACCTCTACCAGCAACCGTAGTCTTTGATTCTGTAACCTATATGAATCGTGCGATGGAAGAGGAGATTTTTCGTCAAGACTCTAAACTCTATCGTACAATTCGTGTCGGCAATAGCACTAGCATGAAACTTCGTAATTCATGGGACGTGATAAATGGAATCCAACGATACGTCGAGTATCTTATTGCAGAGTTTAGCAGCCTTGGAGTTAATATCATCTTTGTCTTCCACGAGAAGGATCAAAAAGACAAAGGTGAGTCCACAGCTACTGAAACAAAATACACAGGACTCGTTACAACTGATCCACAGTACCTCGAAAACAGCCTCAGTTTGTTTAACGAAGTTTATCGCATCACAGTTGATGCAACAAAACCAAACAGACAAGACTACAAAGTGACTTGCAAGCCGAATAATGATATTCTGGCTTCTACGACTATGATGTTGGATGGAGAAGAAAAACCAAACATCATGGATATGATTGCGAAACACAAGGCCAAAAGAGCGGCGCTAAAAAAGGTGTAGAAATGGTTGTTCATTTAGTCACACAGAGAGGACAATCTTACGGAAGTAAGCGTATATGTTGCGAGATTTGCGGCTTGATGGTTTACTCTAGTGGCGAACATCTGTTTATAGATGATCCGATTAGGTATACCAACTGTCCAGATTCTTGTATGAGGCTTATAGCCAGGAGTAAAATTAACCGCGGCAACGCCGCAGAGGAGCAGACGCAAATGGCATTTCAAATGTCCTACCAAAAAGAAGAACTTTCTGGAGCATTGCCGGTTCCAGCAGGTTGGTACACTCTTCAGGTCAAGAACTTCCGTCCTCGTGCATCCAAGGACGGGCAGTCTGTTAGCTTGAACGCAGAGCTTGCTATTGTTGGGAGCGCGGAGTACGACGGACGCCGTGTATTCGCTGGTTTGAATTCTAAGGCTGGCTTTATTATCTTTGATTTTGTTCATGCTGCTGGAATGCAGATGGAAGAAATTCAAGACGAGTTCGCTGGAACTGAGAAAGCAAATCTGACGTTGCCGGGTGTATTTGAAGGTTCGGATACACATCCTGATGATCCTTCACAGTGGAAGTATCAGGGTCCACTGTTGAACGCTACGATGGAAGTGGAACTTGCGGAGACGGAGTACAACGGTAAGAAGCGTAACGAAGTGCGGCAGTTTAAGTGCGCCGTGCCGGGTTGCACGGAAAAACATAGTACGAATCTGATTAAGAATTAGTCGGACAGTACAGAAAGAGTGCGAGCCTTCGGGTTCGCCTCTTTTTCTCTAGGCTCTTGAGGGAGCTTAGAGAAAAGGAGAAGTAAAATGAAAGTGTTTTTCGTAGAGTATAATCATTACGAAGACCATGATTTTTACTCTGGCTGGACTACTGGAGAAGCGGCTGAAAAAGCTCTAGTACAACTTCTTGAAGAGCGCGAGAAAGAGTTGAACGAACAGCCTTTTTGGGACAAACATTGTTATTATGTTCAAGAGTACGAGGTGTCAGAGTGAGCATAGACAAAACAAGTCCAGAAGTAGAAAAAGCCTGGGAAGAGTATATAAAAGTGCGTGATGCTTATAACGCCGCACTTATGTCGGAGTCGCCCACGGCAAAAGCTCCGGCTATCAGCTACGATTGCGACACAGGCACAGCGCCGCCACACGTGACAGATCGTATGCAGGGAGTCGATTGTCCAGATTGCGAGGAAAATAATCCGCATACGCATGGTCCAGCAACGCCATCCTATATGACTGCGACGGCTGCGGCGCTTAAGTGCATCAAGCAGGCTCCTCTGAAGCCGACCGCCCTGCTTTGGGAACTGCAAACGTACCCATACTCCTACACGGAGATACAAGATGCGATATCCAGTCTGCTTAAAAGTGGGGACGTGGTTCTTACTCCTGATCTATTCTTGGTCGTAGCGCAAATTCAGCCTGCGCACTGCACACACAACCCAGAGCACACTTGCGGCTCCGACTGTGAGAGGTGAGAAATGAAAACTGGAGGTAAACGAGCATGAGCTACCATGATTTAAGTGAATGCACTCTCTCTTCCGCCGAACGTCTTGAAGAAGCTCTCTGTATCATAGAGATACTTCAAGACTATCAAGACGAACTACATTCGCATGAGCTTGATATGATGCACAGAGTCGAATGCGGGGCTTCTGTGAGTTCGAAGATGCTGTTTTGGCTTCGTGATATAAAGGATAGGGTGATGGAATGAACTCAGTTACACCTGTACTCACAGAGAAAGAAGTTTATACCGAGCATGTGATAGCTCTGGATCAGCCAGAGTATTATCCTATTATCGTTGCAAGAGTACGTTATTCAGACGATTCTCCTGCTTCGATAGTACGTTTCAGGCTATCTAGCAAAGAGCGTAGGGCTATTGCTAAAGGCGCTGATTTAATAATCTCTCAGCCTCATCTCGGACCATTTATGCCTCTTGGTCTACAGTTAGCTTTTCCTGGTGAGTATCCTTTGGAGCTAGACTAGTGCCATTTATCAGTCCACGCGGTACACAGAAATCTCGTATCTGGGTAATCTTCGACAAGCCCTTTGGCTCGGATAAGGGCACTCTCTTATCAGGAGGTATGGGTCATGTCTTCTTCAAAATGTTGGCGGAAGCCGGTATCAGTGAAAGGGATTGTTATTTCACTAGTCGTCGGCCTAATACTGATGACTCTCACGCTTATGCTAATCTCGATTCTGAGCTTGCTTTTAATGCTCCGCCAATTATTCTCATTGTAGGAGATGCGGCAGGATGGTTTTTGCCGGAGTTACGAGAGCCGAAAAGTATGAGCACGAGTGCAGGGCAGTTGCAGAAGTATGCCGGCTCGCTATTAACAACCTCGCTCTCTCATTCACATTACATGATCCCAATCTACGGTCCTGAACGCTGCGTTGCGGATTGGACAGAGCGGAACATTACTACCTATGTGGATTTACAGAAAGTACGAGATGAGTATGAGTTTTGGAAAAAAACTGGTAACTTAAAACCATTACCTGAGCGTGTGTTGAAATTTCAAGATATGGAAATGGATGAGTTACTTTCTTATCTTGAGCGTTTCAAAAGCGCACAGATTCTCTCAGATGATATTGAGAATCCCACGTACCGAAGTGCTAAGTATTCTCCTCATCCTGGGTATCCATTGCTGATGGGTCTTGCTGATTCTGCTACATTTGGAATCAGCTTCAAACTCTTTCGTGATAAACCGAGTGAGAATCGAGAACTGTGGAGGCGCTTGGATGACTTGTATTACAATGTTCCGATCTTGCTCGGACAGAACTTTTTTAACTACGACGCATTGTTTCATAACATGCTCGGATTTAGAATTCGACTTGACCATGTGCAAGACACTCTGCTGCGCCATCATATCTTGTGGCCGGAACTTAGTCATAAGTTACAGTTTATGACTCGTCAATATACTAGGGAACCCTATTACAAAGACGAAGGGCACGGCTGGCACATTAAGAAGATGGACAGATATAGGCGATATAATTGCCTGGATGCGTGTGTTACAAGAGAAATCTATGACGCTCAAGAAGAAGAGTTCAATCTACGTCCACAACTGAGGTAAGTATGACAAACGAGAATCACGAAAGAACTCTTAAAGGTGCTGATGATATGTACATGCAGACAAGAGCCAACATGCGCTTTGAAGAATCTTGTCAAAGAATAGCTGCTGCGATCTTGTGCGATCCAAATTTGCATGTCACTATTTCATCTGCCACAAGCGGTAGCGCAGCAAGAATGATTCATCGAGTTTCTGAAATTCTTAAGGAGAAGAAAGTATGAACGAGCACCTAGCAAAAATCCGTGAAATCTGTGAGTTCCTTCGGCAAGTTGTGCCGATTTGCTATCTTCAGGCGATACAGCATAAGTTGGATGAGATTGTAGCCGAGGTTGATACTATCAAAGCAATTCTGGAAAGTGAAGGTTTGTAGTGCCTGATCGAGTAACTAACTCCTACGAACACGCTCTCCAAGCTGCCTACTATGACATAGGTAATCGTGGCATTTGCGTCAATACCACCCGCATCGCCGAAGCAAAAGCCATCGTCAAAGCAGAAGTCACGCGACAACTAGCTATCGCATCGAATCAGTGGGGAACAAAGGTTTTTGTCGGTGCGGCTAATGCACCTGATGAGGCTGTCAAAGGCATCAACTCTAGCGGCGCTATCAACATCAACGCTACACAAGGAAAGTACGCCTTGCTTGAGGGTCTTAAGACTCTTGGCTACGAAGTAGTCAAAATCACAAAGAAAAACTCGGAGGGAGATTATGAACAAAACTACTCAACCGGAGAACTCGCATTACAAAAGATGCTTTCCAAAAATCAATTTGCCTATCCTGGGGGTGACCCGGCAATTAAGGCAATTCTTAAAATACGTGAGCTTGGAAAGCTCTACTCTTCGTACCTTAACGCTAGATTACTCTCGCGTGGGACGGAAGCATACTTTCTCTCTAACTACAACGTCGCCGGAACTCTTACAGGACGCCGCAGTTCTAGAAGACATACGTTTGGCTTTGGCAACAATGCACAAAACTTTCCCAAACACTCAGACGTAGCGTCTATGTACAGGCGGTGCCTTGTCGCACGTCCCGGAAACATCTTCCTAATGGTCGATCAAATCAGTGCCGAAGATTGGCCAGTAAGTGCGTTGTCTGAGAATCATCAAGCACTCAAGGAACTGCGCGACGACACTGACGTTTATGGTCGGCACACTCGGCTCGCCGCTATCATCTTTGGTATCCCACTCAATGCAAAAACTCCTGGTGAGTGGAAAGAATCAATGGAACGATACCTCGGTAAGAAGACTCGTCATGCCAGTAACTATGACATGAAAGCAGGGCGAATGAGTGATGCACTAGCACAAGAAGGCTTTAGCTTTAGCGAAGGAGATTGTAAGACACTTTTGAACAAGGTTGCAGCTCACGATCCTTCTGTGCAGAAAGTCTTTCACAAGTACATTCAAGAGTGCATCTCAAAAACTCACATGTTAACCACGCCGTTTGGTAGAGAGCGGCAGTTTCTAGAAGCGCGTCCCAATGATAGTAACTCCAGCGTCTTCAAGGAGGCTTACGCTTATATCCCGCAGTCAACGGTAGGTGATAATACAGGATTTGCCGTACTTAAGATGGAGAGTCACTATGACATTTCCGAACGACGAATTGTGCAAGAAGGCCATGACTCGATTGTGCAGGATGTTATAGACGATACCGAGACTGTATATAAATACCTACTTCGCGTTGTCGATTCGTTTAGACGCGACATCGTGTTTCATAATGGAATTACCGTGTCAATTCCCATCGAAGCAGAAGTGGGCTGTGACTTTCAAACAACCGTAAAGATCAAGGATTTTACCCGCGCTGGAGTTAAGGTGGCGATTGAAAAACTCAAGGACAAACTAGCGGCGGAGCCGCAGAGAGTGATGGTGGTAGCGTAATGGAATATCCGATTAAAATTGAGATAACTGGTCCTGTAGGAAGCGGAAAAGGTATTGTGAAATTGATTTTGCTTGACGCGCTGTTTAGATATGGATTAGCTGTTAAGAGTGATGCCGGAGAATTTTTGATTCTCTCAGAAGAAGTTACTCTTGGGAACGGTAAAGCCAAACCTGTAAGCATAGCATAAGAAAGAGCTTCTAGCATGAGCAGAGTCCTAAAGAAGCCGTTCCATGAAAGTTTTATTGACTGCGTCAGTCCTCATACTGACATTCCTGACACGTTTATCATCTGGTCGGCGCTCTCTCTTATTGGCGCGGCGCTCAAAAACAATGTGTATTTTCAGATTGGTACATACACTCTCTATCCGAATATGTTCATAGTACTTGTCGGACCTCCTGGTGTTGGCAAAGGAGCTTCGATGAACATTCTGGAAGAGTTGATCATGGACTCAAAACCAAATCAAATCATCAATACACTCTCTGATCGCATCACAGCAGAACGAATCATCGAACGTATCGCAGATGGCTGGAGCACAGCGCCGCAGCTCAAGAATATGCAGCTCGTGCTTGGAAAACCTGAACATAGTTGCATTCTCGTCAGCACCGAGCTTCGTGTTTTGCTCGGTGCTTCTGAGTGGATGTTAGAATTTCTTGAAGAAGCATGGAGTAAAAAAACGTATGATTATCAAACCAAGAACAAAGGCAATGTTTTCATTGATGATATGTGCTGCTCTTTGTTGGCTGCGAGTGTTCCTGACTTTCTGCGTAATGTTAACAGAGAAGCTCATATGGTCATTACGGGTGGATTCTCCTCAAGATGTTTATTTATCTATGCTGAGAATCCATCTAAAGACTTGCCGTTTCCAGAGCCGCTTAAGAAGAATGTTAAATCTAAAGCTCTTTACGATAATCTGATTCTTGATCTCAGAGACATCTCTGCACTTCGAGGTGAGTTTAAGATTACAACAGGCGCACGGCTTCGTTTTGAAAATTTTCTCGTAGCAAATCGTGCTGCTTCTTCAGCAGATGATTCTGAAGCAATAGCGAACTTCAGAGCGAGAGTCAAAGCGCATGTACTAAAACTCGCTATGGTTTTCAGTGTCTCGAACGGTAATACTCTTGTAATTTCTGAGTTTGACATGTTGAATGCTATTGCAGAGATTAACAAAATCATCGCTAGTCTCTCCAAGCTCTTTCGTGGCGCTGGCGAAGGAATGGACGCTTCAATCACCGCAAGAGTGCAGGATTTTATTGAAAAATACGGCAGAGTCTCGAAAAAAGAAATTCTCCGCGCACTGCACAGGCACATGACTTCTGAAACACTTGATCGCATTCTCTCTGTTCTAGAGATGATCGGTTACTGCTCAACGACTGTGATTAACAAAATCTCATACTATCAACCAACTCCAACAGGAAAACAAGCGAGAAAGGTAGGACCATAAATGGCACAACAGAGTCTAGCACAAGCGGCAGTGGAAGTGATGGAACGTATTGAAGCAGAGAAAGCAGCCGTATCTGCTCAAGAAATCGTACTTGACAATTCTAACAAAGTATCTTTTCCTGGATATCCTTATACATTCGAGGCACTTGGAGATCAGATACTTGTGTCTATTGACGTGTTCAAAAGCGGTTATGAATGTAAGACCTGTAAAGGAAAGAAAAAGATTGAAATAAAAGTTGGACGCGAATCTGTGTTAGAGGAGTGTCCAACTTGTCATGGTATCGGCGCTACACTTATTTTACCTGACGACTCTAAGAATCTTCCCACAACAGGTGTTGTTGTTTCTATGGGCGTCGAAGCTAGAGCAAAAGCCGCCTATAAAATCGGTGATCGAATTCTATTTGGTGCATATGCTGGTAAGATGATTCCAACTAAGGTAGGTCTGATGTTCAAGTATATGGATTGGAATCTTGGGGTATTAAAAATAGAAGGTGCTGACGACATGGCAGCGTTTGATTTTATCTTGCAAGTTGACTCCTAGAAAGAAGGCAGCATAAGAATAAGCCCCACTCAGAACATAGAGTGGGGCTTATTTTTGCTGGGTTAGAATTTGATTAGTGTTAGTGTTTCTCGCTGGTCCTGCTGCTCAGGCACCCTAGTGCTGACAACTTCGTTGCTTAGTTAAGACACCCAAATTGCACATTGACCGGGTTGGTCAGCGGAGCGACAGGAACAGTGATAGTCAAACTCGTTCCCGCCGTTCTGCTAGAGATGTGGGGCGCAATCAGACTTGCAATGTTAGTCGGCGCGGTGATGCCTTCTGTGTTGTAAGTGAACCAGCATCCAGTGTTGGCCGTGATTGCCGTCGAATTGATTGTAAGCGTGGTTGCTGCTGCCGCTACTTGCACCTCGCCTGCTACCGCTGATCCGCACACAGCCGGTGATGCCGTGCTGGAGCACACTGTGGCCGTTTGATAGCTGCCCGTCTTGAAAAACGCAGCAGGAGAAAAGTCAATCCCGAAGACGCCTGTATTCGAGGTAGCCCGCGTCATCGTCAGCGTGACAGATGGATTAGCGCCAGTGCTATACACCTGCTGAATTGACGTGTAATCATTTTGACCCCCAACTGTGCCGTTACCATATAGCCCCTGGAATCGCAATTGGGAACTGTTCTGGCTCGTGGTTGGGGTCGAGGTCAAACTTCCCGGTACGGCCAGGGCAACGGTATCTCCAAAAAACATCGGATAACCGGTATTGTAGTAGTTTGTGGAGAAGCCTGATGCTTGGAAGTCTGCTCCGAATTTTCCATTCGTGAGTATTCCAAATTCAACTTTTCCTCCACCCGCCGCCATATCGCATCCGGTCACCGCCGTGGCAGGATGAATATAATTAGCTGGGCTCCAGTTGCACCAATACCACCCAGGACTACTAGCGAAGTCTTGCCCATAGACATATCCTTCCGGGATAGTCGATCCATATATATTGCCCTCCCAAATAGCCATATTTGCATTGATGTAGTGCGTTTGCAGGCCGCTCCACCCCGCGACTTGAAAGTAACCTCCGGAGTTAAGGGTGAAACCTTGCGATACATCGTTTGTGGTGGGAACGTCGAAGATGGTTGAGCGATTAGATAGTACGGTAGGGGAGTTAGAGTATCCAGCTGCGGCCATTATGCTTGTTGCGCTCGTCACCAGGAGATTGGTGCCAAGCAGAGACGGATGAGTGTTGTCGATTGCCCAATAGCCGCTTGATCCGGGGTTCGCACCGAGCAGAGTACGTGCGGGTACAGTTTGCAGGTTCTGCTTGTCTGTGGCAGTGAAATTAGCCACGTTTGTATAGATTGTTTGATAGAGTCCTGTGTACGCCTGATTTGCTCCTATACCTAATTGCGGCACATCCATTGCCAGCACAAAAGGGTTAGTCGTAGACAGCGCTGCTGGAGTGCCTAGCCACTGAAAATCTACAGTCCCAGCCCCCGTCTGTGTCACGAGCACAGTATGAGCGGCTGCGCTGAATCCAGTGAGCCGAAAGCCCGCGCAGAATTGCGTCGTGCTGTTGCTGGTAGAAATGGCTGCACCGCCGTCACCGCTGCTGATCCATGTGGTTGATGCACTGATAGGGTCTGTTTGAGGGGAGCCGTCCACCTGTAGCGTGAAAGTGCCAGTGTTGCCGTTGTAGACCATATAGCATCCTTCAAGCACGCCGCTCGATCCTACCGTGATTGACTGCGAGAAGGTTGCGCCGTTTGTGGTGGACTTAACCCCCATAGCTGACTGGTAAGTAACACCATCGTTAGTAAATCCGCCTGCCTTAGTGGAACCTTGCAAGAGATTTTTAGTCGTAGTCGGGGTAAGTAGCGTGAACAGCATTCCCTGTTCCGCTCTTTGCGAGATTAGAAGATTGTTCGCGGAATTACCCCATTGCTGTACGTCGTTCGTAAAGCATGTATCGAAGTAATAAACGGAGCCAAGTGCTGGCACCGCCGTAGGCATAATAAAGCGATTATTACAATCGATGCTTGAATCGCCGCCTCTGGCAACATTGGAACTCGATGGGCCTCCGTAAAGCTGCAATTCTTGGTTTGCCCATCCAAGCCCTAAATCTGGCAGGCCGTTGGCTGGATTGTTGGGGCCGGTGCCCTGCGCGATTGAATCCCCAAATACTCTGATGGCAGGCTTGGCTTTGGCCGCTGCTATCTGTGTCGCGGCGTTGAATCCATTAGCAACCGCGAATGCATCCGTAGCGACATTTGTCGTGTTGTCGCCCGTGGGCTGCGTTGTGGCCGTCGTGCCGTTGGGCAGTGCTGGAGTACCGCTCAATTGCGAGTAGGGCAGACTGAGGCTGGGCAGAGTCGTGACTGAGTTAGTGATGTACCCTGCTGGGTTCGTTGCGCTGTATGCGCCAAGGTTCACCAACGCCCCCGCCGCGTTGTTCGCGCCCGTGCCGCCATTTACAGTTGCCACAATGCCCGACACATTGGCAACGGTGCCATTAGTAAGTGCAAAGGTTCCGTCGGTGGTTGGAAGAATAAGATCAACCGCTCCTAAGGGGCCAATGGGCGGTTGAATGTTGATAGTACCAGACGCGGCATTAACAAAATTCAAAGCACCTTGTACAGAGCCAGCATTGCCAAGTTGTAATGTAGCTGCTCCAGAGATAAGAACTCCTGGAGCCCCATCTAAAACCCCTGCGTTGTTGTACTGTACGCTGTAGTTCACTCCTGCTGGTGTAATATAAGAACCAGTAACACAGCTCCACACGCTACCACTGTAACCTCTATAACAAGAGTTAGTAACATTGTAATAAATGTTACCCGGTACAAGTTGAAGTATCGCTTCGGCATCTACGTAACCGTAGTTTTCAATCGTTGCAGGAAATCGCGGAGCTGGAATAGTACTGTCAACAAGAGTGGATATGTTTCGCGATACTCCAGATATAGGAGTAGTTATAATGCCACATTTAGACGTTGCTTGTGGACATATAGTAAACTGCCACTGTGAACCAGAAGGACAGACTTGTGTGTTGTCATATGTTGCAACAGAAAAATTTCCTCTGCTACCTAGAGAGATCGGCCCCTGATTTAAGAGAGAGGCTGAAAGCGGCGCTCCGCTAGAGCATAATGAATAACTTGAAGGATTAGGTTTAGTTGGATTCGGTACAAAGGTTACAGTCACAGTTCCATTAACCCACAATGTCCCATCCGAATCTGTCGCGGTGCCTGTGACAGTAGTAGTCTGCGCAAAAGAAATGCTACCTACAAGCAGCAGCATTTCAAACAGTCCGAATAACTTCTTCATGTTCCCTCCTAGAGCCAGCCGTTAGTTTCAAGAAATTGATACCGCTTGAGAGTTGCTTTGTTAATGTCAGTGCGGTACTGCATGTTTGGGATGTTTATTTTACTAAGTGCCTTATCACACTGTGCTGTGGCTTCTTCAATCGAGTTACCTACTCCAATAGGAGCACAAACGTAACCAAAGTTACCACTGGTGATAAGACTTTTCTTATCCTTAGCGAGTTTCACGTCGTACATGTACGTGTGTGTGAGTTGCTCAATATCCTCTGGATCAAGACCCTCAATCGGAACATCCTTAGCTTTGGGAATTCGCATCTCAGTAGGATAAGGTGGTATTGAGAGCGTGACCGAGACTCCAAACGGCGCTCGCCATTTGATCTGTGGTATCTGCATTGAGGCAATCTTCTGCAACATCTCGCCCCAACCATGCCCATACATTGCTGCAATCGTAGAGTCAGCAAGATAGCCGAAGCGTGGAGTCCACTCTAGACCATATGCTGTATCCATAGTGACAATTGTATTAAGATCAATCATACCAGTAAACTGATGAGCCTGTAAAAACGGTATGATTTTCTTAAGCCCATCCTTGTAGAGTTTAGACTCATCCGAAATAGCAAAGACGAGATTTCCAGAACATCCTGTGTTTGGTCCATGACCTTCGTTCATAAACTTTTTTTCTTCAAGTGTACAAGAGAGCATGTAAAAGTCTGTACCGTTGAAGTAACCTGCTACCGATGCTTCAGTACCTTTCACAAACTCTTGTAAGATGAACGGTTGATTCTTTGACAATGCATACAATCTGTCAATCATCTT